ACACCACCATCTCCGATAATATTCTGATCAATAATGTGAGCAATGCCTACAAGGGAGAAGATCACTACTTTCTTGAAAATGCCCCGAGCACCTACATCACTGGAAAGATGCTTTTCCAAAATAGCGCACATCACTCCAAGAATATAGTCAATCACCACAAAGGCGATCAGGGCATATAAAAATCCATCGTAACCTCCGAGAAACCAGCCAAGCCAACCACCAATGGCAGCAAAGACCATTTGAATAAAAGTCCAAATATCTCTCATGTAATTTCCTCGCTTTCGTAAATATTTGTATATAAAAAGACGCCTAGTTAAAGGCGTCATAATCCGATAGAAATAAGCTTTAATTAATAAGGCGCATAGTAAACATAGCCGCTGGCTTTGGCATAGAAGCCGTCTCCAGGAATGTACATGGCCCCATCGAAGGTATCATACTCACTGGTGGTAAACCCTGGCTGCTCAACACCCTCCCAATAGAGTCCGTCATTGGAAACGCACAGCATACTCTCTTTAAGAAGTGCAAACTTGCCCCAGTCCTCCATCCAGATGATGTTTCTTGGGTTTGGAATATTGTTGTTGGCAAGATCTCCTACCCAGGAAAGATTGGTCTCTGTAATCTGGGTGGCATCATCATTCATCACACAGAGCTTCACGTAGTAGGTGTAATCGCCACCCACATTGGTGTAATTGAACTTCATCACAAAGAGGACGTCATTCACTGACCTGATAAACATATACCGGGTGTCATTTAGATCTTCTGCAATCGTCGTGGTCCAAAGACCAGGACTTGCTGAACTGGCTCTTGCTATGGATTTATCTCCACCAACCACGCCGACAAAGTTTCCTTTATGTGTGGTCAGGTATTTAAATATTGGTACGGAAGTTCCATCTGATCCAACCAAGGTCCAGGCAGTTCTTTCTTCAAGGGAGTCGAAGCTGTAATAGACTGGTGACTTGTAGTACCACCAGCTGACGATTCCAGAGCCTCTGGTCATGTCATAAGCACCACAAGTCATGGCGTTATAAGCTCCCGGACAATACCCAGCATTATGCCAAGTGATGCCATCAAAAGAAGCGATGACATTGGCAAGGCCCACAATCTTAGCAATAAACACGCCATTGGCTGCATAAAGAATCTCCGGCTGGCCATAGCTCCACCAAGGAACGCTGACAACGGTCCACTGCTTGGTGGTCTTGTTCCAGTAGGACATATATGGGGTTTTGGCATAGTAAACTGCGATCTGCGCGTTGCCATTATCATAGACGTTAATCTGCTTCTCACTGCCATATTGGGTGTAGCCAAAGTTGTTATAGTATTTCTTGGTCCAGCTGAGTGTTGGGATGGTAAAGAGAACATCTCCCCTGCCTCCAAAGGCTGTCCAGATGGCTAGGGTATTATTAAAAATATGATCATAGCTCATGGATTCAGCCCTCCTTTATACTTTGGTGACGCTGGTGATTCTTCCACCGCTGTCCACGGTGTAGTTATATGTTGATGTTGTTCCATCTGCATATTCGATATAAAAATTCATCATATCCACTGTTAAAGTGGAGACTTCTTTTAAAAGTAGCTCCGAGAAAATATTATCCAGGGTGATGCTTGTAATCCTGCCGCCACTGTCAGTGGTGTATTGATATTGAGCGTGATGCTGATGGGTATCTCCCTTCTCAACGGTATAGGTCACATCAATGGTGGTTTCATTCACCACCAGATTGGAAACGATGGTGTAGGAGACCCCAAGATCATTAACCTGGCTTTGAATATCGTCTACAGAACTTCCCACATTATTTAGGGAACTCTCAATCCGATAAAAAGTATCTGAAATGCTCGGTCTGTATCTTCCGACCTCCACACGAATGTTGTATCGATAAAAGGGATTGTATTCCAAGGAGATGATCCTTGTTTTCACATTAATACCTAAAGGGTAGAAGATGATGTGCACATTATCGCCTACAGCCAAATCCATCAACTTGAAAAAGGAAATGTCATAGGATGAAGCATTCTCCCTAGAATCATGAGAAACCGCAACATTGGTGACATTCTTCGAACCCATGACGGGGATATAGTCAAGGCTCCCCCTGTGACTTCGAATATTGATATTGTAGCCATCGTACTCAATCTCCCCACCAAGGATGGCGATGTATTGCATGAGGGCAGCTCGCCTCGAAACCTTTTGGTTTATTTTCATCGTGATGCTTTCTGTAAAATCTACTACTCCAGCAGAAAAGGGAGTACCCGCAAGGAGTTGAGACAATCCTGTAGCCGGATCTCCAGTGAAGTCAAACGCTGTGATGTTATACATCTCGTGGTTGAGCAGGTAGGAAACATGCTCGCAGAGAACAGAGCAGGTAGGGAGGCTTCCTTGAATTGATTTACCGATCTGGACAATCTCAAAATACTGATTATCCAGTTTTGCTATCTGCTTTGTTTTTAAAGCCAATGCAGACCTTGCCATAACACTAAAAGACAGGGTAAATTCACCATCAAGTGTTTCTCTTAAGTTTGAACTAATGACTTTCTGAATGGACTGAATCAAAGTAACGCCTGAGTATATTTCAATCAAGGGAACGCCTCCTTTCTGTTAACTTCCTGCCACCCCAAGATTTCTAACGGTGACGGTATTTTGGTTCCACTGAAGTTGTGCAATAACACGGGTTAGAATATTACCATCAATGGTAAGAGGGATGGTTACATCAAAGACAGCGCCTTCAGAGCCACCGAGGCTTCCAGTGACTTGAGAATTCAGATCCAAATCAAAATCCGTTGGTATGGTGTTTTGCATGTCTTTTTCTACACCGCTCATAGCTTCAGTGAAGCCTTCTCCAATACCTTCACTCATGTTGGCACCAATACCGGCGAACACTTTAGAAGGTGAACGGATGCCAAGAACTCCCTTGACCCCTTTAACAATGCCACTGACCATACTGTCGACTTTCCCTTTCAGCCAACCGATCATGGAAGAAATGCCGTCCCATAAGCCTCTTGCGATGTTTCTTCCCACGTCATTCATAGAAGGAACTGCTCTGCCAAGACCGGTGACGATGGCCGTGATAATCTGCGGAAGTTGCGCCAAAAGCTGTGGAATCGCTCTAATAAGTCCAGCGGCTAATTGAATCGTTAACTGCACACCCATCTCGATAATCTTTGGTAAATTGCTTGTGATAAAAGTGATGATGCTGTTAATGATTTGAGGTAAAGCCTCAATTAATACCGGCAAGGCATTTAAAATACCGGTAGCCAGACCCTGAATCAGCTGAAAAGCTGCGTTCAAAATCTGGTCCATGTTGGCAATAAGCGTTTCTACGATCAAAATGATCGCCTGAACAATGGATGGAATCAGCTCGGGAAGTGCCTCTGCAATCCCAGTAGCCAAGGTCACAATCACCACAAGCGCTGCTTCAACTAGAGCAGGTAAATTGGCGATAATTCCATCCACCAAAGCCATCACCAGGTATAAGGCCCCTTCTGTAATCTGTGGTAAAGCCTCAATAAGTGCGGTTAAGAGCGTCAACACGATTTGCATAGCAGAGTCGATGATCATAGGAAGATTTTCTACGATTGAACCCACCAAAGCCAAAATAATGTCCAGCCCCAAGGTAACAAACTGAGGAAGCTGCTCTGTTATCAGCGTCGTAATACCGCTCACTGTTTCACCAATCACTTCTGAAATTTTCTCAAAGTCACCATCGGCTTCATTAATTCCGTTGGACAGACCGGAGAATAAGTCGGTAATACCTGCCGACACCTCGCTAACAGCCGGTAGAAACACACCTTGAAGGGACCGTTTTACTCCTTCAAATCCATCTGAAAGATTATCATATCTCACTTCGGTGATCTGACTTAAAGCATCCTTCGTTGCAATGGTACTATCTTTCATTCCATCAAGGACCGGTAGGACTCCCGCTTCGAGATCTTCAAACTGCGTACCAAAGAGCTGGACACCTGCAGCGTTACGTAAAAGTGGGTCTTCAATTTCATTCAGCCTTTCCACAACTGAATAGAAGGCGTCGTTGGCTGCTTCGCCACCCTTAGCAAACTTCTGAGTCATCTCATCAGCATTAAAGCCTAAGGATGTGAAAGCTTCAATGGTTCCTTTGCTACCGTCTTTGGCCCGGATATTAAATTCCTTGACCGCATCACCAATCTTATCGATGCTAAAGGCTCCTGCTTCAGCACCACCGATAAGGCCTGTGATAAATTCATCTGCACTGAGTCCAAGGGCTGAGTACTGATTTGAGTATTCATTTAATGTATCAAGTAAATCTCCGTTTTTATCGGCACCATTTTGAGCGCCAGTTGCGATGATATTATAGGCTTCTTCAGAAGAGATACCGAAGTTCTTCATGAGTGACCCTGCAGCTCTAGCAGACTCCTGTAGTTCAAATCCAAAGATGTCCCTTAAAGCAAAACCGGACTCTGTAGCCTTTTCTAGTTCCTTGCCCATGAGTCCGGTTGTCTTTTTCACTTCAGATATTCCATTAGCTACATCCTCTAAGCTGTCACCAAAGTTATGCTTATACACATTTTGAGCGACTTCGCCCAGCTCCTCCAGTTCTTGGCCAGTGGCCCCAGTGGATGCTGAAATCTGGTTGACTGCCATGTTGTACTCATCGCCTAGTTTAATGAGGCTGGCACCAGTAGCAATGGCTGCAGAACCAATGGCAACAACAGTAGCTCCAATCGCTGCACCGATTCCTTTTAAGACGCCGCCTAGTTTCTCAAATTTTCCAGAGGCATCATCTGTTTCATTAGCTGCATCATTCACAGCATTAGCAAATTCTCCTGCACCATTTTCTGCTTCATTAAAACCTTGATTCATCTCATCTATGGCCTGAACATTCTTATCCAGTTCATTTTCCATCTTGTTGAGGTCGGCCTTTGCATTATTAAGTTGAATAGCCCAGTTCTGGGTTCTTCGATCGGTTTCACCAAAGGAGTCGGAGGCATTTTTAAGAGCAGCTTCAAGGGTGTTGATCTTATTTTTCTGAGCATCAATCTCTTTGTTCAGCACATTATTTCTTGCTGTCATTGCCTGAATGGACTTGTCCTGCTTATCAAATTGCGAAGTGACCAGGTTCATTTCAGAACCCAGCACTTTAAAACTTTGATTGATATCACGTAATGCGCTCTTGAACTGTTTTTCACCCTCTACACCTATTTTTAGGCCGAAGTCTGACATGGCTTTCACCTCCTTTGGGACATTGAAAATGGCACCAATTAAGGTGCCACTCTAAATGGTTTGTTATAAAAATTCTGGGATTATTTCATCGATATAGTGATCTTTTTTCGGTTTTGATATCCCGGTAAACTGCTTGTGGCACTCCCAAAGGTCCATCATATAACCAATGGGCATGAGCCACACCTCATCTTCAGATCGTCTAAGATGAACGGTTCCAAAATAGATTAGTCGGGTAAAGAGTTCTTGATCACTTACCCGACCACCTCGTTTTTTGAGTCGTCACTCTCCACATTCCTTTTAGTGCCTTTTAACATACTGGCCATAATGGCATTCTTGTACTCAGCTAAGTCAAAGGGTGTAGTGAGAAGCTCCACTTCCTCTTCTGTGAGAAGTTCTTTTTTATCGTCTTTATTTCTGATGTTATGAATCAAAATGGACTGATTGGCGAGAAGGGTAATGAGCCAAATGAGCTCATCCAGGGCCATTTCAAAGTTCTCAGTTTTCATCAGTTTATCGCCTAGATTTTCAAGACCACCATAGCGTCCCGCAATAGCCTTAGTAGCTTTGGTGGTTAGGATCATCTTAAATTCAGTACCTCCTATGTCGATGGTGGTACTTCTTTCTTCGGAGGCTTCATCTACTTTTAGCTTTTCATCTGCCATATTCATTTACCTCCCATTAGGACACCGTCACTGTGGATACGGTTGTCGTCACATCGCTTGCTCCCACAAGGCTTAACACGCAATAGTAGTAATAGGTATCCGCTAGGAGATCCGTTGGAATATCAAAGCTAGCTGATGTTTCCCCGTTAATAACTGTACCTCCTGTTGTACTATCGATGGTATTCTCATACCACTGATACGTTACCGGATCGCTGGTGTTGGACTCAGCGACTACAGAAAGACTTCCTGTAATGCTACCAGCTGTTACTTCAGTCAGTCCCGCTGGTTGAGTTGTGATGGTAATGGTTGGCGTCACCGCTGTGAAGTCCGGTTCATAAACGGATGTGAACCAACTTGAAATTGTTGAAGCTGATACACCATTATCTCCTTCAGTGACTTCTGCTTTCCAAGGATGTTTGTTTTCTCCGTCCAGCTTATTTCTTCTAAAGACGGTTCCTTCTATGGTGGGACTGCTAAATGTGATGGAGTCTCCTTTGGTTGCAAGGCTTGTAGCGGGAACGCTGAAGATAACCCTGTAAAGCCAAAAATATCTGTATTTTCCATTGGCCTTCTTGGCACGAAACCCAACTGCCACAGGGCTACCACCATCTTCACTTCTTGAAACCACCACATTGTTGCTGTCAATTTTGCAGCCGGTTAAATCCTGAGCTACAAATGAGCCAATGTCATCAATTCCTAAACTTAAAGCTCCACTCTTAAATTCTTTGACCACTTCGCTGGCACCGTCATCTGCATAAAGAATGGCTTCAATGAGCTCAATGCTCAGCTCTGCGGTCATGGCTTTAGCCAGCACTTTAGGGGTGCCATAGGTTTCGATGCCGTTTTGATCTTCTGTGATTTTTGCATAAAATAGAGAGTCCAATCCGATCGTTGCCATTTATTCTTCCTCCGTTTCATATTCTTTCATTACGTCAATGGCGTAATGATGAAATTTAGTATCATGTTCATAACCAACATACTGTCTATCCGTGATAGTGACCCCTCCGGATTGCAGGGCTTTTGTTAGTTCTTTCTTGCGCTTCATATAGTTCTTCTTAGTAAAAAGGGATAGCCTTGCCTCTGATACAATCATATAGGCCTCGTTATCCGCGAAGAGATCCAGTCTGTCTGACATAGGCGTAATGACCAGATATTCATCAGGCGGCGTATCAGAAAACACTCCGGTCTCCACAGGAATGTTTAGGGGTCCTAGTATGTGGTTTAAATCCGCAAGTAAGCTCATAGCTTTTCAATCTCCTTATCCAGTTCTGATTTCATAGTTTCAATGCATGCCTTCCGAGATGCGGACTTTGCTGGCTTCAAGAAGGGTTTAGGTGGCTGACCTGATTTACCGTATTCCAGGATATTTGCAATCTTGGCATTGGCATCTCCATCACCACGAGGCTCATTAAAACCAACCTTCACGTTGAAATTTCCATTTCGATCTAGCTTAGTGGGAGAGAGGCCCAGGGAAGATACCAGCTCACCGGTAGAACGACTTTTTTCTTTGGTTTCATTCCCAATAACACCTTTGAGGTTGGCTTTTACTTTATCTAGAACAACCTCGCCGCCAGCTTCTAAAACATTAGAGATGATTTCATCTGTTTTATCACCAAGCTTTGTAAGCTTCATTAGAAACTCATCAGGCATTTTCATAGTTCCTTTAGCCACTTGGAACCACCTCCTTGGCCAGCACTTCAATGTACATACCGCGGCCTTTCACATCCTCAACAGATATGATTTCAAATCTCTTATTACTATGGATGATCACCATGGTTGTTGTTATGGTTATACCAGGGATATGGCGAAAGCGAAAAAGGTCTGTGGCTTCAGAAAAGGATGCTCTATTAGCCCATTTTTCATTGCCGTGCCGACCTTCACGGTAGGCCCTGACAGAAGCTACAATGTTATCAACTTCAGTTTTAAACCCTTCAGGATCTTTTATGGTGACGCTCTCAATGATGTCAATAAAGGTATTCATTTTCCCAAAGCTCATGACTACACCTTCCAATCCCGATCAAGTCTCAGCAGGAGATTGACTGTATTCCATACCTGCTGTCCAGCCTGTACATTATCTGAAAAGAAACCACCTGTGCTGCCGTCCCTGGATTCATAAAAGTGGGACGACAGCATAATGATGGCTTGCTGTGTGGTGGCTGGCATAACGGCTTCCACGTAGTGGTTTTCAGGAAGATGCTGGTAGCTTTCTGCATACCGGGTAGCGGCGGTGATGTACATCTCAAGGAGTTCATCATCAGCCGAGTGATCAAGAATAAGATTTGCTTTTACTTTTTCCAGCAGTGTCATACCGCCACCATCCTTTCATTAGTCTGAAATCATTAGCCCTGCAGCCTTAAGTTTGGTGAGAAGGGCATTAAAATCCGTCACCAAATCTTCAACTGTGGCAGCAGTACTTGCAGCTTGATTATCGAGAACGGGGAGGCCAGTTACGACCGCCCCCTCCTTGATCTCAAGCGTTCCACCAATGACGGTTTTTTCACCGCCCTGTTCGGTAAAGTTCTTTGTGTTATAACTCATAGGATACCTCCAT